CTGATTGAGCAACTTAATAGATTTAGGCTCTGGAATTTCAATCGACCCAGAAGCAAAGATTACTTTGCCCATGTTGGTCGAACCAGCTTCAACGTTTAGCGGCACAATCTTGCCTGAGATAGTGCGGCTCGCTGAGTCTGCTGTGAGATCAGCTGAGAAGGTGATTACTTGATTCATTGCATACCTTGGCTTCCGTTAGGTGTTAGGTCGGTCATTTCCATCGCTTGCTCCTGAGTGATGAGTTGAAGGTCAAGAAGTTCACGAATAATCTGTAGTTCTACAAGTGGGTCTGTGCGCAAGTAGTTGTGATCGATATCAAACTTAACTTCATTGCCACGCGCTGTAATGTCGTCCATAGATAGACGGTCTTCGATAGCAGAGATAAATGGCTGCAAAGATAGTGTCAAGAACTGCTTACGCTCATCTTGGACGTTTGCATAAGTCATTGTGGTGTTCTGGTCAGCTGAAACGTAATAAGGAGGGACGTTGCAAAGGCGAGCAATTTCAGTTGCAAGGTTTTGAATGGCTTCGTTATAAAGCATGTCTTTCGGTGAGAAGCCAATATTTTGCGCTTCTAAAGTCGAAGTGAGATAAGCAGTAGATCCATTGTTACGGGCGCGCTTCCATGAAGCCAGCAATCCCTGTACTTCTGCTGGCGGTAAATCTGCGCCTGAGTTCTTAAGGATTGTTGTAGCCATCGGAGTAGCAGCTGCAATAACCGCAGCCTTTTGCACATCGAGTGCTGCGCGAATTGTAGAAGTACCGGTATTTAGAATTCCGTCATTAAGTGACTGGAAAGTTACAAGAGAACCAAGTCCGTCCATTGGAACGGTTGTGCCATCAATTGCGTAGGACTTTACGAATACGTTTGACTTATCAAGAGTTGCTGTGACTCGGCTGTTGGCAATCCATTCAAAGCGAGAAGGTCTGCCGTCTTCCTGATAGGTCTCAACAACTTGCCAGAACGCCTGACCATAGAATAGAAGCGAATCAACTGTGTAAGCGATTGTCACAGATCGTGGCTGTGAATAAGAAGGCTGTTCTAACCAAACTGGGCTTCCAAGTTCTTCGCCAGTTGATTTCTTGTAAAGGTTAAGTGGGATTGTGCCGATTGTGCCAGACAAGAGGTTACGGCATCGAGCAAGAGCTGGAACTCCAAGAGCTTCGGTGCGACCTACATAGGCAAACTGGAAAGGCATCGCATAAGGTGAATACTCACCTAGAACCTGCGGTGCATATTGCGCCTCGACATTGGTTGTCTGTGTTGGACTTGTCAAACGCGAAAAGAGACCCATAGGTGGTAATTATACACTACATGTTGTGCTATTCGCTGTAGATAGCCGCTACCTGTTGTGGTTTAGTTAATTGGTGGACAACCATGGCAGTCGAGATTGCACCCGATACATCGCCTGCCGATTTTCTTTTAACGATACGCCATGACGAGTCATTGGTCTTAGCTGCGCAGTTGTTCATCTGCTGAATCCAGTTCTCTTGACCCGAGTGAACCAATCGATGATTGACCAAAGCATCTAATAGATCACCGCAAGCCTGATAGAAGGCAGCGCCCGATATATCCATCGTGACTTGACCAGCATTGGTAAGGCGGTCTGCTATTGACTGGCTGGTGTACTTGTCGAAGCAGATTTGTCGAGGTCGGTAGTTATCCGCCCATGCCTTAATATCTGCTGCAATCTTGAGATCATCAACTGAGACTTGGGATTCCCACGTCTGGAGTATCCCAACTCCAATTCGACCATCTGGCAGTATTTGTCCAGCAACCAGAGACGCATTGCGGCGAGACGGACTAACGTCAAATGCAAAAACTGTATAACCGCCCACGGGAATCGTGAGTGCTGCGTCGCTCGTGTCTTCCAGAACTCCATGTGGCCACGGAGATGATAATGAATCAATCCATTGGCATAGCAACTCAGTTCGAGTATTTTCAATAGGGCTTGTCGCAACTGCTTCTTCAAGGGCTTCCTCCGTAATTGTGTAACCTAAGGCTGGATTAGCTTGCGCCCAGCCATTAACGCGATCCGTAATCTTGCAATACTGGGGCGCTGAGTATTCGTAGAACCCAAAAGACTTAGGTGGGTTTTCTAAAGCTCTTTCTCTCATGCCATTAAGGACTACTGAGAAAGCGTCTCCTGCATTAGAGGTAAGAAGCGTCTGAGAATTTGGACGCGCTCTAGTTGTAGGGATTGCTGCTCGATATCCTTCCTCGTTGATTTCTCGAAGTTCGTCGATGAATAGGAAATCCGCAGTTCTTCCGCGAGAGCCGTCTCGAGTTGCCGCAACAACGTCAAGCCTTCTGCCGTCCAGCATCTCAATAGACTCAGTTCCGTTGGCGTAGCGAATCTGTTTAACGAATCCCTTGAGGTGGTCATTACTCTCCAATACTTGAGCGACTTGGCGGAACGTGTCTAGTGCCATCGATCTATTCGATGACATAATGAGGATATTGCGACTATCCCACTTTAAGAGGTGGGCAAGTATGAGCATACGGGCTAAATGGGTCTTTCCATTCTGACGAGCGATGAGAAGCAGGTTTGTCTTACGAATCCAGTTGCCTGACTTGTCCACGCTCAGCATGTCCTTTAATACATGCTCCTGCCATGGCAATAAAGGCATCTTGATAATCTCACAGAGGTCTTTGACATCTTGCAGCTTGTTAGCGCCCTTGAGAGGTATTGAATGAAGCCTTGGTTTCGTTGCCCCTCGGAGCGGCTTGGATCGCTTGGTTGCCATCGGGTCAGTTCTGGACTGGTCTGGCTGTGAACGGACTGTCTTGGTGAATCTCTGACCGTGTTGGGGAGGGGAAGGCAATAAAATCAGGGGGGGTACGCATGCGCTCTAAAAAAACGCCCTGCGAGCGTGAACCCTTGCTTGAGTTGCATGGCTTACAAGCTGTAACCATGTTCTCAATATCTATAGCCAACTCAGGTGCAACGCTGATAGGTATGATGTGATCTATTGTCATGTCCTTGTTCTCTGCACCACAGTAGAAGCATACATAACCATCTCGAGCCAAGGCTTTAAGCCTTACCTCTTTATACTTACGACTAAGTCTAGGGTCGTTGCGTTTACTGCTCATCTGCTGCCTCATTACAATCGCAGCATGGTCTATCAGCTTCATAGCAATAGCAATGCCCGTCTTTATAGCAGTCGCTCATTGCCAACCCTTAACCCTTAGATGATGTAATGCATTACAATAGTCAGGCTCATCATACTGTGTTATCCCATATCTATGTGATACATAAGACCAATACCAATAGAATTGGTAATCATCTGGTGCGCCTTTCAGCGCCTTACTTCTTCCTTGATAGTAACCATAATGTGATCCATTAACAGCATGTCTGTTATTACTAGACTCTTTGAATATAATGAGATTATGACAATGCTCTTGTTTCTCAGTTAATTGAATATCAGCTAATTGCATAACGTCTTTTGGTTGCTTGATGTCGCCATTAGATGCCTCACTCGGTAGGCATAGAGCTCCCACTAATGCGACTGCAACCCCGCAAGCAATCCGCCTAAGCGGCTTGCGGTGAGCCCTTGATGGGCTCTTGCAAGAGAGCATACCATGGCTGTCAAGCATGTGTATAACTCTCGCATTAATTGACTTTTTACCGCGTGTTATCCACAGATGTGCATAACTTTTCATTGGCTAATCTCCCAGCAATAGGAGCAAACAACTTCCCCAGTTTCTAGGAATATGCAGCCTTCTGCACACTTGCAACCACAAGAACATTGTGGATCACTTATCTGTTGAGTAGAATCCTGAGCCCTTAAAGTGCGCTGGAACAGAGCTGTAAATCTTGCGCATACTTGACCCGCAGAACGGGCAATCGACATCATGTGGTTCATTGATTTTTAACTCCTTGTCATAGCGGGCATTAGCCTCGCATAACTCGTTATCACACTCGAACTCATAAATAGGCATTACTTACACGTCCTGCATGGCACATTAACCAACTTCCACGATCCGCATTGTGCGCATCTCTCAGGTTCTAATTGTACCGAGTCTGTCTGAATATCGCCGTAACCTGCTTTGAGCAATAGTTGAACCAAGTCACCAAACCGCATGAAGGCAAGATACTCGGCAGCATCTTCACCCTGACCATTCATGCGGCATACCACGAACGGCAGCTCTTTGCCACCTGTTCTCTTGGTGACTTGTTTCAACCACGCGAGAGGCTGGAACTCTGTCCGGGCTTTGATTTCACAATCGAAAGGCACATTGTGAATATCTTTCCCAGCCCCTCTACCGACGCTAGCGTTCTCCCACCATTGAGATAAATAGGATTCGATTACTCTTTCGGTGCGATAGCCTCGGTGTTTCCTGCTCTGGGACATAGATTAGGTTATGCCTTTCCAGCAGAATTTATCGTGCCACATTCTTCGCAAGTCCACTCATTCTTTAAGTAGCGACTGCGAATCTGTGTTCTATTAGGGAATTTATTGCACAACTGGC